TGCAGGCTGTAAAGTAATGAAGACTCGTTATGCAAAACCTTTCGAGGGTGTGCAAGTGAAGATTCCTTATGAGACAGGTATGAATCCTTATTCGGGTCTAGTAGACTTGTTTGAGAAATCAGGCGTGTTAACTAAGCAAGGGAATCGTTTAAAGTACATCGCACAAGATGGTACTGAGATTCTTCAGTTCAGAAAACCTTGGGAAGCAAATGCAGAGGTCGAAATGGCCATTGAAGCAAGAGGTTGTTTAGATACGGTAATGGCTGAATACACTGAAGTTAAAAGTGCATTAGACAAAGTAAATACTGAGGAAGATGGACTTGAGACGGAAGAGGCTTAGCACATGAACCTAAATGATCTAGCAAAGATATGGGAAATCATAAAGCCATCAATCGAAGACGGTGATATACATGAAGCATCGGATGTTCTTGTAAATCACTTGATCGATGAAGGTATGACTGCACAAGAAATTAAAAAAGCCTTTGGCAGTGACAAAAAAATTAAGGAAGCATTATCATACTTTTCTGAAAACGAAGACGAAGTTTGGGAAGAAGAAGAGGATGACGATACTGATGATGACTGGGACTAGGAGTAATACTTGAATTGGTACACTCGGATTAGCCATGACTTGTCAGTAATACCTGACTTCATTGCACACTACGAAAATGAACTCATATCTAGCAAAAAGGATTGTATGGTATCTGGTTATGTTGAGAAACATATATCAGCACTGCCGGGCATAACTGAGCATCGTTTCAATCAACTACAAGAAGTTGAAGCGGTGCTTAACCTTCTTAACATCAAACTACGTAAGATTCGCAGAACTCACTTTCAGAAGTACTTAGAGAAATATGCTAGGGCATTGACTTCACGTGATGCTGAGAAGTATGTTGATGGTGAAGATGAAGTCATAGACTTTGAGTATCTGATCAATGAAATAGCCTTGCTTAGAAATAAGTATCTGGGCATAATGAAAGGGTTAGATGCTAAACAGTGGCAGATGGGTCATATTGTCCGTCTAAGAACTGCTGGAATGGAAGATATTCAAGTAGATTAGGCGAAATAATGGGCAAATAATGGGTAAAAGGCTTGACTCTGTACCCAAAATGCGTTATAATACATGTATGTTAAAGAGAAAAGTAAACAAAATAATTACAAAAAAGTTTACCCAAAGGCTTGACATTGCTACCCAAAGGTAGTATAATTACATTATAACGACACACTGACACAACGGAGTTAAATATGACACAGAATATCACAGTAAAGTACGGCGAGTATAGAAATCAACCGATCATTAATCAATCATTTGAATTGGTTAAAGGTTATGCAACAGGCAAACGAGGTGGATTTATTACTGTCAAAAATGACGGTAAGTTCCCCCAAGTTCAAATTGCTAATGTTAAAATCAAAGTGAATAACATTAACGACATCACATGGGGAACTGAGAAGCCGATTATGGCAGATTCAAATGTAGAACTTGCTCCTGAAGTAACCGAGACTGACGATCAAGCAATGGATAGAATCAAAACTAGATTCAACATACTTGACGATATGGCTAAGGCTACTATCGCAGGCGATGTTAGAGCAATGATTGTTTCAGGTCCTCCTGGAGTAGGCAAGTCTTACGGGGTTGAGCAACAAATGGAGAAGGCTTCTTTGTTCGATGCACTGACTAACAGCAGAACTAGATACGAAGTTGTCAAAGGTGCAATGACTGCATTAGGACTTTACGCAGTTCTTTACAAGTACTCTGATGCTAAAAACGTCTTAGTGTTTGATGACTGTGACTCTGTATTTCAGGACGATCTTGCTCTTAACATTCTTAAGGCGGCACTTGACTCAGGCAAAAGCAGAAGAATTTGCTGGAACTCTGACTCTAGTCTTCTTAACAGAGAAGGTATCCCAAACAGTTTTGAATTCAAAGGAAGTGCAATCTTCATTACTAACTTGAAGTTTGAGAACATCAAGTCTAAGAAATTACAAGATCACTTAGAGGCTTTACAATCTAGGTGTCACTTCTTGGATCTTACTATCGACAACGAGAGAGACAAAATGCTCAGAATCAAGCAAGTTGATAGAGATGTTGAAGGTGGATTATTCAGAGAATACAAGTTTGAAAATAATGAAGGTCAACAAATCTTTGACTTCATGGAAAAGAACGCAAGTAAACTTAGAGAAATCTCAATGAGAATGGCTCTTAAGATTGCTGACTTGTTCAAAGTAACAGGTGTTAACAATTGGAAAGTACTTGCAGAAAGTACATGTATGAGAGTTAGATAACTCTGTGTCAGGAGTTGGGGGCGGCTGAGGTCGCCCCTTTTTTATTACCAAACGATTAGAATAAAAGGATAGAAGGAAGTATAATACTGTTATGAATATTGAATTTACACACAAGGAACAAGTCATCTTTTTTATGATGACTCCTTCCATTAGTTTATCTCATTATGATTACAAATTTATTTCTAACATGCAATCATTAACCCATGACAAGAAACAAATTACATCTGGACAAGCAGATTTGTTTGACAAACTGTTACACAAGTATAGAAAACAATTTGGAACTAATGGATACGAATCTAATAATCTAGTTAAACTACCTTGGAAATGTGTAATTGTAGAAAGTTTACCTAAGTACACAAATGCAAATGTTGATTGGGACGACTCCATAAATAAATTAGTTATTAGAGTTCCTTTTAAAAAGGATTTCATTTCATCATTCAGAAAGGAAATGTCAAGTTACTTTCCTGTTAATGATACTATAGATAGTAATCAGACTTGGATCTGGAATGCTGAACGAAAAAGATATGAAGCAAACCCAACTACACATGCATTGAGATTAGCATATGAGATTTTACCTCGATTCTTTACTACTGTTTATCACAACGAAGTAAAAGATATCATAACAGAGTTAAGTGCAAGGACAGTAGAGTACAAAGACCCTACATTGATCTACGTACAAGACACGGCTACATACACTGTAGTCAATTCAAACACAGTGTTAGATGAGTTACTAGAAGATTGTAACTTAGACAACACCCCAAACTGTTTATACCGAATGTCACAATTAGGTATAAAAGTAGATGAGTCAATTACTCAGGGCGACCCTGAACTATTGTTTGCTTCATCATATATTGTAGAATGCGACATCGATGAAATCGAAGAATGGTGTATTTGGCTCAACAAACTAAATGTGGAGAACATACTGCTAGGACGTGGCAGCCCACATACACAGATCGGAGCATCTAAGTATGACAGGTCAAAAGGTCATGATATTTTTAAAGAATGCAGAGATGCACTTTCTAAGAATAATTTTAGAATGCAAATGCAAAAGGATTTATTTGATGAAGATAACACTAAAGAGATTAATAGTCTCCCAATTCTGATTCAATTTAATTCGATTGTAGAACCTGAACAATGTCATGGCGATAATCGCAATGGCAAAATTATAATTATAACCAACAGGAGAACAGTAGAAATATCATAATGAATAATTTAGATAAAAACGTACACATTAACTTCATGCCACTATACTTATTAGTATCGGTAATGTTTTTAATGTTAATAGCAAATAATCTTCAGTCGCAAGAGATTGAGGAAGTAATAATAACTGGGGCAAATGTCTATGAGTCTGAATCAGACCCATCTTCAGATGTAAACGTATTAGAAACAATCATGCCAGAAGCAACACAAGCAGGCGGCTATGGTGGATTTTCTGGTTACACTGAAAGAGGAACACAAACAATACACACTAGTGTATTCAGAAATGGTGTACCGGCAAACGATGCTGGAAACGGATGGTATGACTTTGGCCATGACTTTGCTACTGGTAATGAAAAAGTAAAGATAGTAAACGGTCCTAACTCAGTCTTATATGGCTCGGGTAGTTTAGGCGGTGCAATCTTTATCACTGATGATCTTAAAGACGGATCGACTATCAGAGTAGGTAGTAGTACGTTTGTAAGTCATACAGGTAACGGTGTTAACCTTAGTTACTTTGATGCAGACAATGATAGTGTCAGAACTGACAACGATGAAAAGGATAGTTATAACAATCTAACACTTAAAGGTCAGAAAGAATACGGTGACTGGAAAGTAAATGTATCGGGTACATCATATGAGTACGATTACGATAATTGTTATACAGCATCTTTTTCACAAACAAATGATTGTGTGCAGTCTGGAAACAAAGGAACCGTCTCAGTAAGGAATGATAACTATACATTTGGTTATACATTTAATGATGCTGAGTATGAAACACAAGGTGTGCAAACTTTTAAAAGTGACGCAGAAAGAGCCTATGTAGATACTAGACACCAAGTTGGGTCTACACTACTAGGAGCAACTGTTGAGTATGAGAAGTATTCAGACTTTGATCAGAATCAAGTATCGCTATATTCACTAACGTCTTTCGACTCATTTGATGTCGGCTTTCGTCTAAGTGAAGATGCATTCGTGTATCGTTTAGGAACTGAGTTTAATGATTGGTACGCAAGTTTAGGTACATCATATCGTAACCCAACTCTATATGAGTTAAACGGTGACTCTTGGACTCAACCGAATCCAACACTAGAGCCTGAAGAAGCAATTGGTTATGAGATTGGTTATAAAAATATAACCGTCTTTAAATACAAATTCTCTGAAGGAATCGACTATAGTTATAGTGACTCTTCCTTTGTCAATACTGGATCATATGATACACAAGGTGTAAGATATGGAAGCAGTTATGACATCGAAAGATTAAACTCTACAAACGTCGGCTTAATGTTAGGCTACACAGATAGTGATCAACCCCGTGTTGCGAAATACAAAGTAGTTGTATCATCTGTAACTGACTTAGGTGGTTATGATATCTCATTTAGATATACAGGACTATTCGATAGAGAGCCAGGTGCATATGACGGTACAGAAATGCTTGATGATGTTAGTTCGTTAGACTACAAGATTGAGAAAGCATATCCGAACTACTTGCTATCTTTTACTATAAGAGATATACTAGACAAAGAGTTTGAACTCGTACCTAACTACGCCGCAGGCGGATTAGAATACTTCTTAACACTACAATATAGGCCTTAATTAGATGCCAGGAATCGCAACATTAAAGATCAAAGATGAAGTCAATCTTAAGATTGATGGACTTGAATTAGATGCTCGTAGGGCACTAATGCAGAAGTTTGAGTTTGAAGTTCCTGGTGCAAGGTATATGCCCAGTGTTAAGTTGGGAAGATGGAACGGCAAGGTTAGTTATTGTAGCCTTGCTGGTTCCACATTTATTAATCTACTAGAAGATATCATTCCGATACTAGAAGGATTAAACTACACCATTGAGTTAGAAGATATGAGAGAATATCAGACTCAATTCGATTTTACAGAGATTCAACAAGACACGTTTAAAGAGGTTCTCTGGCCTAAAGGACATGTCTGTGAGGGGCAGTCTATTGAACTACGAGACTATCAAGTAGATGTCATTAATGAGTTCTTAAAGAACCCTCAATCAATACAAGAAGTCGCTACAGGCGCAGGAAAGACTATTATGACAGCCGCACTCAGTAAGAGTGTCGAAGACTACGGTCGTAGCATTGTCATTGTACCAAACAAAAGTTTAGTATCACAAACAGAAGAAGACTACATTAACATGGGATTAGATGTTGGTGTATACTTCGGTGATCGCAAAGAATACTTCAAACAACACACCATTTGTACTTGGCAATCTTTAAACATTCTATTAAAGAATACTAAAAGAGGCGAAGCACTATGCACTATAGATGAATTTATAGAAGGTGTAGTATGTGTGATAGTAGATGAAGTACACATGGCTAAAGCAGATGCATTAAAGCAACTCTTAACAGGAGTCATGGCACACGTTCCCATTCGTTGGGGACTTACAGGAACAGTTCCCAAAGCAAGATATGAAAACATTGCTTTACAAGTAAGTTTGGGACCTGTTATTAATAAATTATCTGCAAAAGAATTGCAGGACCAAGGGGTACTTGCTAAGTGTCACGTAAACATTGTACAGTTGCAAGACGAACAAGAGTTCGGTGACTATCAAAGTGAACTAAAGCATTTGCTCAGTGACGAAAAGCGTTTAGATAAGATGGCTAGTCTCATAGATACTATATCTTTATCAGGGAACACTTTAGTTCTTGTTGATCGTATCAATGCAGGACATGCTCTTGTAGAACGTTTAGATGATGCAGTATTTGTATCAGGAGGAATGAAAGTTGTTGACAGAAAAGAAGAATATGATGATGTTGCCGTTAGTGATAATAAAATCATTGTTGCTACTTATGGCGTGGCTAGTACTGGTATCAACATTCCTAGGATTTTTAATCTTGTACTCCTTGAACCAGGTAAGAGTTTTGTTCGTGTCATACAGTCTATCGGGCGTGGCATTCGTAAAGCAAAAGATAAAGACTTTGTTCAAATCTGGGACATAACAAGTTCATGCAGATTTGCTAAACGACATCTAACAGCACGTAAAGCATTTTACCGAGACGCAAACTACCCGTTCGTTGTAGAAAAATTAAAATACAAATGATTTCCCCGATTAACTTGAATAAACCTGCAAGGAGCAGTATAATAACAACATGAGAATATTAACTTTAGAAGACAAGTACTACAATTTAGAAACATTACCAGAAGAAATCGATGACCTTCGATTTGCTATCTTAGATAACTCTACACCTACATTCGTAGATTACTATTACATACCCTTAATCTTTTTAGAGTCATTCAATGCTCCAGCAGTTGTGTTGCAGATTGGTGACAAGCAGATTAAGATGCCAGTTGATTGGCAAGTGTTGATTGGTGATGAAGAAGGTGGAGACTTAGAAACACTTCCGTTATCAAGTCTTAACGATAGGGGATTTTCTGTATACTCATTCAATCCTTTATCATCGTTTGCTCCTAACTTTTTGCCGATCGAAATTGTAGACATCTATTCAGATGTTACATGGTATGCACCGAGACTACGTAATGGTCAGTTCTTATGTGTACCACTAGATGACGGTCCTAAGCCAAGATGTGTTTATTTTGTTAAGGAGATAAGTCGTAATTGTGAGATAGTGGATTATGGTCAAGTCTTTTAAACATTGGAAGAATATTTGTCAGTTACATTGGAAAGAAATTGTAACACTATCTATCGCATTGCATTGGATAGTTGATTTGTTTATAAT